GCTAGTTATACATTGAACAGTCACACAGTGGATATTACAGAGGCAGTTATACAAAAAACAAACTCAGACTCTACAGTCACTGATTTTGAATTAGAAAGAATTAGTAGAGATGATTATTTAAAAATACCAAACAAAACAGATACAGGTAGACCATCTCAATATTTTTTAGATAAACAATTAACACCAGTTGTATATTTATATCCAACACCAGATGCGGCTGATGTTTTTAAGTTTAATGAAAGAAGAAGAATAGAAGACATTACGGCAGCAACAGAAACAGTTGACATGCCAGATAGATTTTTACCATGTGCTGTAAGTGGATTAGCTTACTATTTAGCTTTGCGTAGACCGCAAATAGAAATACAAAGAAGACAAGAACTTAAAATGTTGTATGAAGAAGAGCTTAGAAGAGCAATGGAAGACAACAGAGAAAAAGTTGACATGATAATTAAACCAGATTTAAGGTATAATATATAATG